AAATATACAAAGCATCTCCATTTGCTACAACGTCCAATCCTATTTCAATTCTTAACTCATTCAAAGTAATTAAGCCATTTTTATATCTGTTAATTTGAATTTCGTCATTTAGTTTTTGAGTTTCTAATTCTGTTTTTTTGTCTTCAAGTAAATTTGAAATATCCGAATAGTCAAACTCAATCTCATTTAAAGTTAAATTTGCACCCTTTAAAACATTTTCAAATATTTTCCAACTTGGAATAATACTATCAGTGTATATTTTTTTGTTACTAATAGTCAAATTATTATAAGTAGAACTATCGGTATTATTTAGGGCTTGAATTGGATAGTTTAACACGTTACAAATGTCTGTAACTGCTCTTTTTGTGCCTCCGTCCAAATCCATATCCTTAATAGGAAACGAAATTGATTGCACTTTCAGTTTTGCATTTGTAATAATATTATTATACTCATTTCGATTGAATGAATATTTTTTTAAATCATTTTGCAGTTTTTCAATTTCAGTATTTTCTATAGCTCTGTTAAATTCCAAACCACCATCGCCAGCGTGATTGGTAAAAATGAAAAAACCACCATTTCTATTAAGTAAAGTATTAGTTACATTATAAGAAGCTAAAATAGTGTTAATTGCCCCTTCACAACTTTGTAAACGCAAATCCGCACTTTCATAATTTTTAAAATTTATTGCTGTTTTTGAGACGTGCAAAACTTCGTATGGTTGTAAAATTATAGTTCTACCCTTAAAATTAAACTCATAATAATCTACAATTTTATTATTTTCGTCTTTTTTTAATTTAGGATTGTAGTTTTCATTTAGTTTTATTTTAACATCATTTGCGGGTAAAATTAACATTGTGTCGCCTTCTTTAAGAAGTCCACCAGTGTTTTCACGATTGATTAAAATAAAAACTTCGTCAAATACATCCCACTGTTTACTTAAAGTTTGCCAAAATTCACCTTCACTATAAAGAGGATGCGGTTTTGCCATAACATTAAGAAACGGTGTGTTTTCAAGTTCTACTCTACTTTTTGTATATTCTTCTAATTTAAAGTTTGCAAATAGTTCGGCTTTTTTGTCCACAATTGCTCTCACTGTTGGACAAAGTAAGTATGCTGTTAGTGCATCATCTTTACTTTTTATATCAATATATTTGCCTTGATACGTAGAAAATCCACGCATAACGGCATCTCTTGGAATGAAACTTTCTTTTTTAAATATTTTATCTAAAAACCTCATTTGCAATTTTTATGCAAATATACACTTTTTTTTGTGATAATAATCACTTTTTAAAATGTTAAAAAAACTTAAAACAAAAAAGCGTTACAAATTATGTAACGCTCCAAATTTAAAAACCTTATGAAAAATGAGCAATGTAAAAGTAAAATAAATATTTGAATAAAAAAATTAAATTTTCAAATACATAACAGTCACCAAAAAGACAATTTTTTTATTATATAAAAAAACTACGCTTGGCTTGGTGTTATCGGTAATGCTATTCAGATAATAGTTCAGGATTTTCATAAATATTTCCAACAATTTTACAATGAACAAACCCATTAGCTTTCATTTGTCCGAATGAAACTCCTAATATTCCAATACTCCAAGCACCATAATCATCAAAAATTATGGGTCTTAATTTTGGGTGAAAACCATTAGATAATTCTACAATATCACCTTCATATATTTCTTTGCCTTCATTATCTACTGAGCCAGTAAATTGCATTACTTTACTGCCAGCATCTTTGCAAATAGTTCCAAAAGAAGTTCCTAAAACTATATGCCCTTTTTCGTTTTGGCATAAAACACCGTTTTGAATATCCATATACATAGTTTTATTTGGAATATTCCACGCTCTAAATTTTAATTCTCTATTCATTTTTCTGATAGATTAAAGAAAAAATACCGATAACATATTATAGCCGTCAATGCCTTTCTTTATTGCTATTTAGATACTTTTATCTGTTAATAAACTTTTTTACTTTTTATTAGCTTTCGTGCTGATTTTTCGGCACTTCGGCTATTATTTTTCGTTATGTGCAATTACTCAAATCAAATAAAGAGCACCATTTTACAACCTTGTCAGAAATTCGATACCATGTTTCAGAAGTATATGTCCATTCGTAAAATCCTTCTTTTGTCCAACACTCATCATTTTCTTCGTCATAATCAGACGTTTCTTCGTCATAATCTTCCATAAAATCTTCGGCTAAAACTTTGCGACTTTCAATAAAAATAGCCATGCTTTGAAAATGTTTACATTTTTCATTTTCGATAACTACATAAACCTTTTTATGATTTTCAGGTTTTTGATTTTCGATATTAATCCAATTTAATTGCATGATAAAAAATAATGTGCCTAACATACAATATAGCGGCTACCAGTCGTTTAGTGCTATTTTGATGCTTTGGCGGTTAATTTAAACTTTTGTACTTTTTAGAACTTTTGCGAGCGGCAGGCATCGCATCGAAATTGTTCGTTATTTTTTTACAAAGTAAAGTTTAAAAAATCACTTAAAAAATGATATTTATCAGGTTTTTTAAATTTTATTCATTTTTAAATATCCAGTACAAAACTTTGCAAGTCCTGCTGTGCTATCCGGTGCATCATCGTGGTCGTTTTTGGCAGTCATTGAAAAAGCAATTAATTGTTCAAAATATTTATGATATTCTAAAGATTTTTTTCTATCTCTAAGAAAAATAAAACTATCAATTATAAATCCGGCTCGTGCCAAAATTCTGCTCTCTTTTTGGGCTGTGTTAAAAATGCCGTGCAATTTTGCATTAACACTTTTTTTGATTTTCTCTAAAAAGTAAGTTCCTTCTTTATTGGTTTCGATTACAACGTTATCGAGGTCATACTCTTTGCATTTTTCAATCAAATAAGGTTCGTTTAAAATCAGTAAATTTTGATTGAAAATTACATCAAAAATGTACACACTACCCTCACTAATTGCACCGAACACGGCACTAAAATAATCCTTGCCTTTGTCTGCCGTATCGACAAAAACAACCTTTTGCAAGTCCTTAAAGTTCGGTGGTAGTTCGTCAAAGAAACGTAAAGAACTCTCTTGAAAAATCAAACTTTCAGAAAATCCAATTTCTCCAAGACCATAAATTTGCCACCAGTTTTTTTTGTCTTTTTTAGCTTCAATACTTCTAACTATTTCAGGTGCTAAATTCTTAAGGTTATCCAAGTAAGTGGATTTTATCAGTACGGAATTATAATTTATATTTGCCAAAATTTCACTGTGTACCCAAAACCTACTAACTGGATTATAATCCAAAAAAATCGCACCACGTGTTCTAATCTCAAGCTGTTCAAAGACTTCTAACGGTATATTATTGCATTCGTTTATAAAAAGTATATCTCTTGCCGGTCCATGTACCTTACCCAAATTATCAGTAGAAAAAAACTCTATAATACAATTATTATAAAAAAAAATGAGGTCTGACTTGTTAAAATTACTTTCAAAAGGTACGTTTAAGGCATAACAAATGAATTTGAAGTCCCTAATAGCACCAAGTTTAAGATGTGGAATTGATTGACTAACTACTGAAATAATTAAGGGTTTTGATGATTTTATTGCAATTAATAGTAATATTTGGAGGATTGCAAAGGTCTTGCCTGCCCTCGCACCACCTTGATTTATAATGTAACGGAATTTATTGTTGTATGCCTTAATATTTTCGTTAAAAACATTATTCGTTGTCATTTGTCAGTTTGTCAATTTCGTTGGTTATCTCGTCATTATTTACGATAATGTTTAATTTTGGTGTTAAATCTATACTATTTTCAGTTTTTTGCAATGGTTTTCCTTCTGTCCTATCTAAAATCTCTCTTATAGCTTGTAAATCACCACTAATAGCTTTTTGCAATAGTAAAATAGATAAAAGTTCGTTAAAATCACTTTTTGTTTGAAGTTGAAATTTTTTTATTTTCTTTAATCCTTTTTCATTAGTCAAAATAATTTCAACATTTGCAATATTATCATTTAGTAATTCTTTTAAACACTTAGTAACGGAGCGACCATTTGCACCATTCCTATTGATGTTTTCAGGGTTTTTTTGAAAACCATTTGTGTTATCTTTACCTGTTAAAATTTTTTTTGCCATCGTTTGCTTTTCGTTTGCTTATTTAGAATTAGTCTAAATAACGTTTTTAGATAAAAAAAGATATTTTTCTGCAAATATACAAAAAAATATCTTTGGTGCAAAATATTTTAATTTAAAACAATGTTGAAAGGTGCATTTAAACTCAAACTACCTTGATTTTCAACACTG